TCATGCCGCTTCGCTGGTTGCTTTTGAATACAGGGCAACAGCACCGGCGGGATTGGCAGCAGTTAAGGTTTTGACATGTTTAAATCCGCGGGTGAGCAAATGTTTTTCGCGCCAGCGGTTGCCATATACGCCGAACACGACATAAACCAACAGGGAAATGATGTTGGTAATTTCATAGCTATATTCATAATCGACATTCAGGCTTAAAAACGTACCTATCGCCATGACAATCAGGATGGCCCAAATCGCAATGATCCACAGCCGTTTAGCAATGGCCCAGATCACACTGAAAAAGAAGGCCGGCCAAGACCAGCCCTGTTTCACCGCTTCAACTTGGCCCGAGGCATTGCGAAAAATTTTGTATTGTTTCATCTTCGACTCCTGCCAACGTAACTTAACCTATTCAGTCTGGTCGAGTTTTAGGAATGTAGCCAGTTGTCACCGACACGGTTTTTTTGACTATAAAAATCAATAAATTAGTGTCAGTGTGTCACTATTTTCCACTATTACATCACAATTCAACCCACGCTCCGCGCTCATCTCTGTACCGATCTGTCATGGAACTAGATTTGTGACCAAGCAATTTTTGAGCAAAGACTGCATCACGCTCATCTGTATAGAGTCGCGCGGATAAACTGCGGATTTCGTGAAAGGACGGTGGCGTGCCGCTATCCCATTGCAACCCGCTTTTTTCTCTGATTTTTGCATATAGCCGTCTGACACGATGCTCTACTGCTTTCGTGGTAAAAATCTTCCCTGAGTTGTCTGTTGGTTGGAGATTATCTGCAAGCCTGTAACCTGCAATTTCCAGTGATAGCGGTATGGCGATTCTTGCGCCTGTTTTTTGCTGGGTAACATGTAACCGGTCATTGTAAATATTTTCGATTCTCATCGCGCATAAGTCGGCTTGTCGTTGACCTGTAATCAGTGCGACTCGCATAAGGCGGCTAAACCACTCCGGAGCGTTCGTCTCAGCAACTTGCAAAATTGTCTGGAAGTCGGACAGAGACATACGTGAACGTTGAACTGTTACTCTTGGTGCGCGCACCACTTCTGCGGGGTTGTTAGTTACATGTCCAGCGGCGATAGCTTCCTTGAAAAAATCGATTAGCTCAGCGCGTAAACCACGCGCTGTTCGCATTTTCTTTGCAGTGGTGTAACTCGATACTAGTTCTGCAATATCTCTAACACTCACGGCTCTCAACGCAAGAGAACCTAGCTCTCTTTGGATTACTCGCAAATATTTCCGTTTGCTTGAGATAGATGCCGGCCGCAGCTCACGCATCATGAATATGCGCTCATACTCTTCACTCCAAGCACGCACTGTGAGAGTTTCATCTGCACAAATACGCTCCTGTAATGATATGGATACATTACCGAGCGACAGGTTAGCTTCAATAGCTTGAGAGACGGCTAGTGCACGATTTCTACCTAACCCATACTCTTTTTTAGTTTGTGGGTGTCGGTATGAGAAGTAACCGCGCCGCACATAGAGATTTGGTGGTAAATCACGATTTTCTTTTTTTCTTCTCTGTGCCATCTCGCTTAATTCTCTCCATCAGTGATGTACCTGTTACGCTGGTCATCAATTTGGCGTTCTCATCAAAAATCCAGCGGCGACCGTATTTTTGTGGGGCAGGGTAGATGTGTCCCGCTCGAGCATGTTTGCGCACTGTTTCTAGCGACAATTCAAGAGGCTGCCGCCGATTCCACTCTTCTATAGTTAGATACATGCAAACTCCAGCAAACTCTAAAAAGCGGACTGCAAATAGACAGTCCACTTCAGGATGGGAAATAAAAACCCCGCTCAGTGGCGGGGTTAGTGTTGAGGGCTAAACTCTCCCACATCACGGGGTGCATATTGTTTATCCATTTAACTGCTCCACAGCTTTAACCAAACCATCAATTCCAAACCAGACAAATAGAACCCCGCAGGCAATTAGTGTCAGCGTCAAAACAACAAATAACCAGTCGCTGCTATTTGAATGTGAGCAATGTTGTTTATTTTGAGGTGATGATGTGATCATGTTTTATCTATCTAATTTTACTTTATTTTTCTATTTCTTAATGATGCTAAGCATTACGTAACCGTTAGCGATAAAACTAACATCACAGACGCGTAGTGGATGTTGTTACTTTTACTCGGTGGGAGGGTTACGCAGCAGTATTGCGGAGACCGAGGCGATCCATATTGCGGTGATACACGACATTGGCTTGGGCTTGTTGGTCTTTGGTCATGAATTTGCCGATGGTGGCAATTTCTTCGACAAGCTGCTTTATCTCGTGCCCTGATTGCGACTCGTCCATACGGAACAAAATATCGGCCAGCATATCCTGAACATCTTGTACTGATGGCTCATCAGGCGCGTCGTTTTGTGCTGATGATAGCTCTGGGGTTTCATCTGTTGCAGGTGCTACTGCCGCGGTTTCCGTGACAGGGCGAGCCTCACCTTCAATGACATTTCCTTTACGCGCGGCTTGCTGTGCAGCTCGTTTACGTGCAGCCTGTGCGGCTAAACGTTCTGTCATTGATTGTCCTGAGAGCGGAGTATCGTCACCAACCATCGGCGTGATGTCGATTTCCTCTTGCAGTTCGTCAACGGAGTAAACGCCCATGATGACATCCGGTGTATACAATCGTGCCCAGCGCTTAACCGCCAGATAGGCGAGTTGCTGTTTAGGGTCATCAGCCCACAATGTGGAGTTTCGCGTGCGCGCTTGCTGCAATAACAGCTCAATGCTTCGCGCCTCGCCATTCGGCAAGCATGCGGTAACGCGGACGCCGCAGCCTTTCTCATCATCAAATGTCCAGTTGGGGACGCGGTACTCGATGTCCTTATTATCCTTCTTGGTTTTGATGACTTTGAACTTACCGACTACGCGCTCCCATGGCCCGAAAAACTCGTAGTCAAAGCGCCCCTTAATCACGCCGGAGTTCACGACGACAGCGTTCACCAATTGGGCTTCATAGCCTAGTGTGCCGTTAACCAGATGCGTTTTTTGCGCCACAGGGAAGGGGTTCATTCCCCACTGTAGTGCTTGCAGACAGATGGCATAGCAATCGGCTTTGTTACCACGCAGATGCTGAGGCACGGTGGCTTTACCGCTGGCCATCATGTCGGCTAGCCGATCAATGCTGGCCATGAAGTCCACATTCATCATCAGGTTCAGCATATTGGCTTGACCGCGGTCGTTGGCGATAACAGTGTTATTACTGACTAAGGTGGGGTGTTGGTTCATCATGCGACCTCCTGCGAGGCAAACAGGTTTTCTGGTAACGATGTGAGTTCGTCTTCGTAGAACTCGATAGCTTGAGTTTCATCGTTGGCCGGTGGGAGCAGCCCTTCATCATTGAGCAACTTGCGCTCTTCCGCCGCGATTTGATAAGCCGGCACACTGATTTCGGTGACACCATCATGCCCTGGGTAGTAATCGGCTTGACGCCAGCGGACAACGTTGCGAACCGCCATGTCGCGCAGTTCGAGCCCACGCTCACGGTCAGCGATACTGTAGTAATACACGCCAACCAGAATGGGCTTGAACACGTCTTTACCGAGTGGACCATCTTTCTCCACGGCGATGAACGCAAAGCTTGGAGTGTGACCAGTGAGGGTTTGGTATCCATCGCTATAATGTGCGTCTTGGATATGGTAGTTGTGTGCGCTGCCATCACGGGCAAAGCCGGACGGGCTGGCATTGCGAACAAACTTTAGGTCAGCCAGTACGTGCTCTTTGCGGCTCATCCAGTCAGGGCGACATTTCAACAGCTCACCGGTTTGTGGATGATTCCAGTAGAGGCTAGTTTCCGCTTCACCGTCTAGCTCCAGCAACACCGCCGCTTCGGGATGGGCGAGGATGGCTTCGCGATAACGTAGCGCATGCTGATACTCTGCGGCGGTCAGCACTTCACGATGGCCGGCTTGTTGCTTGAATTGCTCTTTGAGTTCATCCAGAAAAACGGCATCGGGATTGAAGCTGCGGATACGCTCCGCCATTTCGGCTTTACTGCCATTGAGTGGCAATGGCTGAGGCAGGGCATTGATATGGGCAACGCGCTCGGCCTCTTTTGCTCCCAACATGGCGTAACTATCGAGAACCGCTTGGTAACCGCCCGAAGTTTTCAGTGGCTTGGGTAGCGTATCGTTATAACTCTTGATGCAGGACTTGAGTGCTGTTGCGGTACGTTTGTCATCTGGCCCTAACGTTTGGTACGCCGCCGGTAGGGCATCGTAGGCCACTTCATGAGCGGAGACATTTTTGCCGGCATCTATGGGTTTGGTTAGTCGTGCGTTATGAACTTCGATTGCGACTACCAACTCTTCGATGGAGGGCTTGGCCTCCAGTGAATCATTGTATTCCTGAATGATGGCTTTCATCTGGTCGGTGCTGCTGATGGCCTCTTCTGGCCACGCTGGCTCAACAGCAAATTCGTTATTAAAGTCATCAAACTCTAATACGATTTTGTGCAGGACTCGGCCTTCACGCAGTGCTGCTGTGGTTCTCTGGTCGTTACCTTCTACTTGGTAGTAGTGATAATGCTGGCCGGAAATCAGCGCCCAATCTAGCGCACTTTTAGAAAGACCTGAGCCGCGGTGATAAGCCGTAGCGGAAATATTCGGGTAAAAACCGGGCTCGGTAGGTTCAAAGTTAGTAATGGCAGCGTTATCAACTGGAGCCGTTTCTATCATCACTTCATTGAACATTGAAGGATCCCTTTTTGTTGCAGTTGCATGATTTGCGCCATGGCGTGCTCAAAAGCCTTTTGGCGGTTTATCTTGGCGCGGAGTGCAATTTCTTGCCGTTCTCGTGCTCTCTGTCTCTCTCGGATATATAAGGGAACTGGTGGCCCCATTAGGCGGGCGTAAAACTCTTGCTTTGCTTTTTCCAGTTTGGCGCGGACTTCAGCGAGGTTAGGGGAGTCAAAGATGGGGCCTCGCTCCATCATGTTGGACATGCGGCCTCCTTACGCTATTAAGCCGGATAAGAGAGGTACATCAGTGAGAGGACGACAAACAGCAGGATGGCTTTAAGCGTCCAGTGTCCGCGCTTTGTTTTGAAATCTGAACCACTTAGGGTGTATTTGAACATGATGCGGTTAATTGAGTCTGCGTGCATGGTATGCCTCCTCAATATGTAGATTTATTTGGTGCAGGGTTGCTTGATAACGCGGGCAGTGTTTTTAATGGCTTGTTTAATTCGTTCTACGATTGCAGATAATTGAGATTCAGGAGCGAAACCCATGAAGGTTCCGCCCGCGATGGCATAATTCATCATGAGCTTTCTCCCTTTTTTATATGCTGGGTGTGACGTTGAATTGAGGGTTATACCCTTGCAGTAACATTTGCTTGTTTACGGCGATAGCCTGTCTGATACATGGCTGTCTTTGGCAGGCACGTGGATCCTAATTCAGTGTGGCTGTGGTGACGTTTTGGCACTGATACAGCATTCAGAACTCGGATAGAGCAACCTCCGATAGCTTCTTCCAGCTTACGGTTAAAAGCCGCTTCTTTAGCTTTTCGAGCGTTAAACTCGGCCATACGGCGAAAGTTATAGCGCTGTCTTGCGTTCACGATTGATCCTCCAGTAACAGACTTTGGTGATATTGACGCGAGGTTTGTTAATCCATGCTTACTGAGCGTTCATAAGCACGTAGCACATCAATATCCCAAAGCCTGTTGCCTTGGCTCACCTGTGTTCAGGTGAGAGATTTCTTGTTAAAGAGCGATGAGACTGGGTGTCTCCGTGTATTTAGTATCACCTGCGGTGCTATTAAATGTCAACACCGCTAGAGATAAACAACCACCGCAAGTAATAATGTTATTGTTTTTTAAGTGGTTTTATTTTCTTGGCGTAGGGGTGGTTGAAATTAGTGTCGACAAGAAATAGTGATGTGTTAAAGAGACAAAACCGGCACTTGGCCGGTTTTGCAGGGATTGGTTCTGTTGTAGGAGTTCGCTCTTGTGACGACGGTAAAGGTTGTAGCTAACCAGCTCTAAGTATTAGAGAGCAAGCAAGCTATTAAAACATTTCCTCTGGCCACTGAGACATAATCACTTTTCCGATTATGCGGCAGGTGTCTCCACATGGAATGAGGGGATATTGTGGGTTTAGCGGCTTAAGGAAACAGAGGCCACTATCCCGAATCAATTTTTTGAAAGTGAACTCATTTCCATTGGTGTTTGCAACACAAAAGTCGTTTGGCTCTACATCACGGTCAGGGTCTACTAGAATTAGCATTCCTTCAGGAAAGCTAGGGCTAGAGCCAGCAGGCGCGGTCATAGAATCACCTTCTACCTCTAGCCAAAAGGAACGTGCAGAGGCTTTTTGGGATGTTTCTATCCAACACTTAGCGTCTTTTGCCGTATATGACTCAGCTACTGTTGTAAATGCTCCCGCTTGAACTGTTGTAAGCAACGGGAATGACCTTTTCTCTTGTGGCTGAACAACTTTACTAGGACTAAGAGAGCTATACATATCCGCAATTTCTTGCGCCAGCTTCGGGCTAAACTCTTCCACTCCTACCTGCAATAGCTTAGCAATCGCCGCTGCATTGGTGTGATTTAATGCATTCACGCCGTTCATCAAAGACGCGACAGCAGACTGACCAATGCCTAGAGCATCAGCGATACTATCTTGTGAGAGTTTGAGAGCGCGTTTTTTAGCTGCGTAAATAGCTTTTAGCCGTTTAGCATCTTCAATTTGCTCTGCTGTGATAGGTTTTTTTTTCGTAGTCATTCTTCGATGTTATCACTCATGGTGTTAAAAGCATAACACCGCTAGTGTTGACATCAATTAGCTCTAGCGGTAATAATTGTTTTATCCGTGAAGGAGGTTCTAATGGAGCAAAGAGTAAAACTAATAGATTACGTAAAACGTCTTGGGCAAACCAAGGCGGCTAAAAATCTCGGCGTATACCAGAGTGCTATTTTTAAGGCTATTTCATCTGGAAGAGATATTACGGTGATCATCAATCCAGATGGGTCAGTCCACGCGGAAGAGAGAAAACCATTCCCTAGTCAAAAACGAAGTAGTAGCGATATCTAACCCTCCGTTCTTTAACAACCTGACCGCCGACTGAACACAGACGGCAAACACCAACTGCCATCAAGTTTGCTTGATGGTTTGGCTACTCATATTTCAAAAAGGAGTTTTGCACATGAGAAATGCAAGTTACAGCAAACCAACTCAGCGACAGATCGACCGTGCGGAGACAGACATTCTGATTGCTTTGTCGCAACTGACTCAACGCAAGTTCGCTGAGCTATCTGGATGGCATGAATCTAAGGTTAGTCGAATGAATTGGCGCGATGTAGCAACGGCTTTTTGCATTCTAAAAATGGCCACAGAAGTGAGCCCGTTGGGGCAGGTAGTTCGAGAGGTTTTTAAGGTTATCGGACAAAAAAAGTCCTCGGCGGCAACCGAGGACTTTGAGCAGTTAACAATGAGTTTTTAAGCAAAAATCACAGTTCACAGAGAAATACGCTAGAAATATTATATTTTTCAATGAGGCTTTTCAATGAGCATGACGTTAATGGCTAAGGCCATGAATATCAAGGTTGGAAACCCATTAAGGAAGTTGGTTTTAATCAAATTAGCTGACAACGCCAACGATAAAGGGGAGTGCTGGCCGTCATACCAGAATATCGCTGATCATTGCGAATGCAGCAGGAGCGCAGTAAGAGCACACATTGACGCGCTCATGGATATGGGGTTATTGACGAAAGAAAACCGTATCGGGAATAACAACGGAAAGGGGAATAGGTCGAATGTTTATTACCTGATTCTGGATACCCCTATGCCATCAAATGGCACACCCCTGTGCCGTCAGATGACACCCCCTATGCCATTAGATGGCACACCCTGTGCCACCAGATGGCACCAGAACCAGTCAATAGAACCAGTCATAGAACCTATATCTGTTACGTCCGAGAATTCTGACGAATCCTCAGACGATCACAGCGGAGGTGTTTCTTTGCCTGACGATGGAAAAGCAATTCAGAGCGGTACCAAGTGGGGTACCGCTGATGACCTTGCCGCAGCAGAGTGGATGTTTGGGCAGGTGTTAGCGATTGCCCCCAAGGCTAAAAAACCTAACTACGCCGCATGGGCCAATGAGATACGTCTGATGCGCGAGCGTGACGGGAAGCAACATCGTGAAATGTGCGAGCTGTTCAGATGGGCGTGTCAGGATTCATTTTGGTCTGGGAATATTCTGTGCCCAGTCAGTTTGCGCCGAAAGTGGGATCAGCTAGAAATCAAGCGCAACAAGCAATTGGCTGGTACTGCAAATTCAGCATCCTTGAACTTCGATAACACTGATTGGGCGAAAGGACTTTTGGTATGAGACAGTCAGTAGCTGCGGTAACCACTACGTACAATAGCCACTCGGCGACAGTGGTGCAGATGGCCGATGCAAGGCGACCGCGAAAACAACTCAACGACGGTGCTGTGGCGGTATTCAATGAGATATTTAAGCAATTCCGCGTTATTTTCCCTGCACTCTCGGTAAGCGTTAAAAGCCAGTCTGACTTGGACACACTAAGGGCACAGTGGGTGATGGCATTCTTGGAGAACGGGATCACTAGCCTTGAGCAGGTTGAGGCCGGTATGTCCGCCGCTAGACGCCAAAACTCCCCCTATCTACCATCACCAGGACAATTCATATCGTGGTGCCGTTTAGGCGAGTTTCAGTCGGTGGGGCTCCCTGATTCTAATGAACTCTACAACATGCTAATGAAGTACTGCGCAGAGCGAAGCTTGTATGATTCTCCCGAGGAGTACCCGTGGCCCAGCAATGCGGCATACTGGATGGTCACCAAGCTATATGACGTAATGAGATCTCAGGGATTGTCCGAATCTGAAACGCGCAAGCGATGCTCTACTGAGCTGAGTGATATGGCATCACGTATTCGGGCAGGGGAAGAAATCCCTAAGCCGATTAAGCAAGTCGCTAAATTGTATATTCCAGTCACCAAAGAGGCTGGGATGGCAAAGATAGCTGACATCAAACGGAGATTTTTTAGAAGCCGGGTGTAAAAGCGCATGGAGGACAGGCATGAAAAATAAATTCACTCACGTTGGTGATCTGTTGTGGCTGGATGCTTCTGGTGAGCAATGTGTTTCCCAGCGCAAGTTGAGAAAGGGCTTTTTCGTATGGGTTGATGAGCATGGCCTGATGTTTAGTCGGTTATCAGGTCGAAGTGTTCAGTCTGCCGGTCTGTATTTGGACATATCGTCTATCAGACCTATTGGTTAGTTACTTCGGAGTTGCTTTCAAACTAATGGAGTGGATGTGAATGGCATAAACCAAGAAGGCATCAAACTCACTAAAGTAAACTTTCAGTCAGTCGGTCAGCAAATCCAACAACTGCTAGAGCACGGTGAATATCGCTTGATATTAAAACCGTGGAAAAACAAACGCAGCCTTTCACAAAACGCACTTTTCACATGTGGTGTAGCGAGATAAGCAAATACCTCCAGCGCAGAGGTAGGGGCTTCGCTACGCCTGAATGGGTGAAATGCGCAATGAAGCATACCTATCTTGGATACGAAGAAATCGAGCGAATTGATGTCATCACGGGTGAGCGGATGACAGTTCAAGAGCTACGGCATACCTCAAGCCTAGATACTGGAGCTATGCATTACTTCATGACTCAGGTTGAGGGTTGGGCGACCAGCATTGGTTGTCTTTTGACTATACCGACTGATTCCGAATACATGCGGATTAAGGAGAAGCAAAATGAATAATAAATACCCATTACCAGATGAACAGTTATTCACGCTTGAAGCTCTGAACCGAATTGGTGGTTTCGTGTGGCCAGAGAAAGCGTCCCATGCAGTGATGTCAGAGGTGGAACATCAATCTATCGATCAGTTAATCACCGTATGGCAGAAAGCCAAAGCTAATGCCGATACGTCGCGCGCTATTTTGCTGCTTGCTGAGAAAGAAGAGCTTGAGGCTCGTGAGGCTGTCTATGGTGCGCTGCGTTCTGCTGGTTGGGGAGAAATATGATTGCATGGTTCATTCATAACCCGATGAGTAGTGAAGAGGCTGTACAGTTACTCGCTGAATACCAGCGGCGGGGATTGAAAGCGATGAAAAGTTTAAGCGACGATAAAACTCTTTGGGTTGTGTCGGTTGCCGCCCCAAAACGCCAGAAGTTACAGCCAACTCCACAATCAATGATTAATCGACTCTGGAGGTGATATGGCATTAAAGCGGGATAAATGGGACGCGATATTTTCAGAATTAGTAAGAGAGCGAACAAATTGGCAATGCGAATACTGCGGTAGACACTTCAACCACGACCATCAAAAACTTCACTGCTCACACTTCAAATCTCGTCGACACAAAGCCACTCGGTACCATCCTTACAACGCCTTCGCGCACTGCATAGGCTGCCATCGAAAACTTGGTGAAGATCCTTTTGAGTTCACGATACACGCCAATATCACTTACGGCGAAATGACCATTGATCGCATAGCCCATTTATCTGCAATTCCCATCCGACTGAAACCATGGCAGATGGATGAGCTTTATCAGCATATGCGTCGTGAGCTTGTGCGCATGCGTGACCTACGGGCATCAGGTGAGGTAGGCCGCATCGAGTTTACTTTGCCGGATTGGTATCAGGATGGCATCACGTTGCGAATGGGGGAGTGAGCTGATGAACGTTGTCGATATGAAACTCAGCCCTGAGCAATATCGATGGGTTGATGACTGGCTGCAGTTGTGGGGCGCTTGGGTGTACTCCGGGCGACTTGAAAAACGGATGTCCAGCATGATCGCAAGATTCATGGAAGCCGCAGATCCTACTCGAGTAACGCCATCGCGCCCAATGTGTAACGATGAGGACGGTATGTTGATTTCCCAGATCGTAGACCGTGTACTCGTTATCGACAAAAAGGCGCTTGGCATTGTGTTGAGCTATTACGCTTTTGGCTCTTCCAAACGTGCCATTGCATGCTATCAGTGCAGCACTGCAAAACCACGCAAGGTAATGCTGGGGCGAGGATATGAGGGGTGGCGAAGGCCATCATTATCAACATGTCGCCGTGAGGTCGATCAGGTGCTTGATGCTTCACTATGGCTGATTTACAGAGAGCTGCATCCTGCGCTTATTGGTCGTAAACGTGTTGTTAATATCGCTAAACGGGTGGCTATTTGTGCGTAACGCGAATTTTGATTTGACAATTGTGAGCCATTGAGCCACCATTGCAGGGTACGCTGCCTTAAGTACGTCGTAAGACACTTAGGCGGCTTTTTTTATGCCTTTTTTCTGAATGACTTGCTGTGTAGTCGGAACAGAGTTACTTGTGTGTCACGGCAAGTTTTAGGAGAAAAAGCATGGAAAATCATGTGGATATGACGCCGCAGGCCAAGAAGATTTATAACCGCTTGTCCTGTGTCCGATGGACTTCCCCCGTGGATATGCAACTTATAACCGGCATGACGGCAGCTTGTTGCCAGTTAATTCTGACTCAGTTAGCCATGGCTGGATTGGTAGAGGATGCAATGGGGGAAGGGCGTTACTTCAAACGTTGTCGCCGCTAAGGCGGTTTCGCTGTGAAGTGGGCGGCTGGCTAGTGTTGGTCGCACTGGCCAGCCATATGCCCGTTGTGGGGATCACAGGCATACCAAGGCCCACCGCTTGTGTGCACAAAGCGGATCAAAGCCTATCAAAAAAGCCCGAATTGATCCATGAAAATACTGTACATAAAAACAGTGTTATGCTCGTTAACGCTGACTCGCTTGAATACTTGAAAACCCTACCTGATAACTGCATTGACCTAATCGCAACTGACCCACCGTACTTCCGCGTAAAGGCATGTGCGTGGGACAACCAATGGGAAGATGAAACAGCATACCTTGCTTGGTTAGATGACTTGCTGGCCGAGTTTTGGCGCGTATTGAAGCCAAGTGGTTCGATGTACATGTTTTGTGGCTCCCGTCTTGCGGCCGACACTGAGATCTTAGTGCGTCAACGCATGAAGGTGTTGAACCATATAGTGTGGGCAAAACCATTTGGCCCTTGGCGTCGTATGCGTAAGGAGGACTTACGTACTTTCTTTCCTGCCACTGAGCGAATCATTTTTGCTGAACATTATGGTGCAGAAGGCTATGCCAAAGGGCAGTCTGGCTACTCGGTGAAGTGCAAGGCATTACGCCAAGAAGTGTTCAAGCCGCTGATCAGTTACTTCAGCGATGCGCGCAAGGCATTAGGGGTTAGTGCGGCAGAGATTAATGAAGTGACCGGCACTAAGATGTGTTCGCATTGGTTCTCGGCCAGCCAGTGGCAGTTACCAAGTGAAAGCCAATATCTGCAATTGCAGGCATTGTTTCAGCGCAAAGCAGCAGAGCTTGGGCATTTGGATACATTACAGCAGCCACACAACGAGCTAATACGGCAGTATCAGGGCTTGCAAGCCGAATATGCTGGGCTGGTGGCGCAGTATGGCGACCTCAAAAAACAGTATGAAAATCTGCGACGTCCCTTCTCGGTCACCGCGGATACACCGCATACCGATGTCTGGACGTTCCCACCGGTACAGGCATATCCAGGCAAGCATCCTTGCGAAAAACCGGCTGAGCTGATGGAGCACATTATTGCTACCAGTTCGCGGCCCGGTGATGTCGTGGCCGATTTCTTTATGGGGTCTGGTTCAACCATTAAGGCGGCGCTGAAGTTAGGACGTCGAGCGATAGGGGTTGAGCTGGAAGAAGAGACATTTCTAAAAGTACATAGGCAGTTAAAAGATGATGAGTAATGCGTGTTTGATACCACTTTGAGTGCTTATGTTGTGATGTTTGTGCCCGCGTAACGCGGGTTTGTTTTTTTATGCGACAGGTTAAGCCCAGACTCGTCGCGATGACGCTCAGGAGGGCTATATGTCAGAAAAAGACCCTAGCATTTGGGCGATGCTATGTGCATGGGCGTATCAGAATGCGCCGACAATCTATTCTTTCTGTCTTGCTTTCACTATTGCTGCTTTCAGAGTTCTCTACGGCGGCGGAACTAAACGAACGATGATTTTAGAAGGGGCGCTATGTGGTGCTCTTTCTCTTTCCTTTGTCTCAGGAATGAAGTGGTTCGGCATACCGGTCGACGCGGCAGCATTTATTGGCGGCATGGTGGGCTTTATCGGCGTAAAGCAACTGCAGATTGTTGCTTTGCGGATTCTCAATAAGCACGTTCCTAAGGAGGAGTGATGTCGTTTTACTTAGGCAAGCACAGCCTTGAAAACTTGCGAGGCGTGCATCCTGATTTGGTCAAAGTGGTAAATCGAGCGATAGAGCTGACCAAAGTGGATTTTAAGGTTATTGAGGGTAAGCGTTCTGAAGCTCGTCAGCGTCAGCTGGTGGTCAACGGCAAGAGTAAGACTATGAACAGTCGCCATCTGACTGGCCACGCCGTCGATTGTGCTCCGCTGGTGGCTGGTGTTATTCCGTGGAATGACCGTAAGGCATTTGCATCTGTATCTAAAGCCATGTTTGCTGCAGCTAATGAGTTAGGCATCCCGTTACGCTGGGGTGGAGACTGGAATCAGAATGGCCGAAGTGATGATGAGCGATTCTATGATGGCCCACACTTTGAACTGCCTCGACAGAAGTATCCGGTCTAGTCTAGGTCGTCAAATATAATTTCGAATCAGATCGAAAAAAGAGAATTTCAATCGTTGATACAGGTTATGGCAGGTATGGTGTCCGTTAGTTTGTGACTTTAGTCATCGAACCTCTCGAACAATTCAACCATATTAGCTATTAGCGTGACTTACAGTCATGTTGGTGTCGTTGATTTGTAAATAGCTAACTAAGGGAGAATTGTTTTGGCTGATTATTATGTCAATAAGAATGCACAAGCTAATGGCGATCATGAGGTTCATAAGTCTGGATGCTCGCATATGCCCGCGGCACAGAACTGTAGATATCTCGGAGATTTTTCCTCATGTGCTCCAGCGGTACAACAAGCTAAAAATTTAGGGTATAGCAAAGCAAATGGTTGCTATTACTGCTGCACTGCATGTCATACCTCGTAGCATTGAGGGTTGATGTTAAAAGGTCGCTTCGGCGGCCTTTTTTATTGCTAACGAAAGGTGATTCTATGTACGCACTGAAGAAAATTACGGTAACAAATGATGGTCGTCACGTCGAAGAGATGCATGTGCTGGGTCGCATGTATCGCCTTGAGTTTCATCATCAAGATCCAAATTTAGCCGCCAGTGTTGAGTATTTTTGGCGAGGTAATACACCGAGCATCTCTATTGCAAAGAGTGATGAGGCTTATATCACCACGCTAGCTGGAGATACGGTTCGGTGTATTTGTCGTGGGGATGCAAATGCTCGTCAGACGCTAATGAAAGGCTAAAGAGTAAGTCCAGGCTAGAGAATAAAAGGCCTCGCTAACGCGGGGCTTTTTCGTATCTGCGCTATGCCCAGCGCATCAGGCAACACAGAGCCTTACAGAAATGAGCCTTGGAGAAGCACCGTTTCTCTGTGGGCGGCGTTTCTGGGCAACGAGGCTCATTTCTATAAGGTAGCTACCGATGAATTATCCAACCTTATTGATTAACGGCGTGTCCGTTCGTATCGATGACGCAGGACGCTATAGTCTCAATGATCTTCATGCCGCCGCTGTTGCAAACGGGGAGGCTACTGAAGCTCAAAGACCAAGCAAATTCCTGCGTAGCGTGCAGGTCAAGCGATTCATTAATGCCTTAAAAGCCAAAGCCCAAAAAAGGGCTTTGGAACAAAATCAACCAGTTAGAGTTATTGTCGGGGGGGATGAGCCCGGTGTGTGGGGGATAGAGTTGCTCGCCATTCGATATGCGGCGTGGATTAAACCTGAGTTTGAAATAGAGGTATATGAGGTATTTAGAACAGCCGTTCGCCTTGGCGTGAATGCTATTTCTCGACTGAACAAAATTGACCATATCATCGATAGTGAAACCAGAGAAATCAGTCAGTGTGCTAGTAAGATGGCGAAATGGGGGTCTGGTGGTCGAAAACGCTTATTGCACACAGCGAGGGAGAAGCTTATGCATGAAGTGCAGATATGTTTGCCCGGAGTTGACTTGAACTATGGCGGATAAACCTGACGGCCTATCAATGATTGGAAAAACACCTTGGAAGCCACTGGCGATAGTCTCGCTGGTGGCTTTGTCGTTATGGGGGTTATCAGCTTGGCGTTATTCCGCTGGCGAAGAGGCCGGCAGGCTGGTGGCTAATCAACAATGGCAGGCTCGCTGGAATGAGCGAGATGCTGCAGATGCAAATGAACGTGCCGCTCATGAAAAGGCGATGCGTGAGCTTGAGAATAAGCGATGGAAAGATATAGAGCAGGTGGCTGCAGATGCTGAGAGGCAATTGCAACTGGCGCGGGCTGATGCTGACCGTGCCGCTGATATTGCTGGTGGGTTGCGCACCCGTATCGCCCAACTCCGGCGTCAACTGGCAGACAGTGAAACCAGCCGCTTATCCGCCACTGCCCAAGCAAGCGCAGCAAGAGCCTCTGCCTCCGTTTTGCTTGCCGACGTGCTCAGCGAATCTCTCCGACGCAATGAAGAACTGGCAGCATATGCTGACCGAGCAAGAGCACAAGGGCTAGCGTGTCAGCAAGCGTATGAGCACATCAAGACTACGATGTAATTGGCTAGGTGGTTATTGACGATGAGGGATTGGTTGAATTCGAGGGGATTATTTGGTCGTTTAGCTGTCTTGTACTCGAATATTCAAGTAACACTTTATTAATATAAAAGGCGCGTGCCACATATATTGATATCGTCGACAGCTTAACGTAACGGGCATCGAAATATGGTATATTTGTCATCATCGGGGTAAGATCACGCGCATTTTTCGAGTAACGGACTAACCTCAATGGCGGATCAATCTCAACCACAAGCTAAATCAGTAAGTATCGTTTACCAAGGGAAAGCTCTTGATAACCACAAGATGGATATCCTTTCGTTTGCAGGCAGTTTGCAGGGCATTGGTGAAGCAATCTACTCGGCAAATGAAATCGTGAATGGTGGACGAGATATCGAAGTTAATGTAGATGCTAAGCTGATTGCTGGCTCTTTTGGTTTTGACATTGAAGTTATTCAGTATCTTGCGAATGCGAAAGACGTGATTCAAGTGTTAGGGCTTTCGGGGGCATCTCTTGCTGTGGGTGGTGCTACAGTTCTAGAGGTGCTGAAAAAGCTGAATGGCCGTAGAATCGACATCGTTGAAAAAACACAAGATAGCGATATCGTAAAGTTAAAAGTTGACGGTGAAGAAATTGAGTGTTCGGATGATGTAGAAAGGATAGTCAACTCTCCTGAGATTCGTAAGGCTGTTGATGCATTTGTTCGTCAACCACTTATGCAAGACGGTGTAGATAATTTTGTAGTTAAAGAGTCTCGGGATGCTAAGTCAGAGCTTGTAAAAATCAATAAAACAGAAGCTGAAGAATATAAGTCACCAAAGGTCCTTTTCGAAACAAAAGAAGAAATCGAAGAGTTTGATGCAGTGGTCACATTCATCTCTGCTCATGCGGATAAGAAAAGTGGCTGGCGAGTTGACATTAATGGCGATGTGCGAACCGTTCGCATGGACGATGAGAAATTCATTCGATTGGTCACTGGTCCTAATGCTCCAAAGATTTTTGGTGAATTGTTTGCTGTGAAGATGAAGCGAATTCAGAAAAATTGTGGTGGACAAATTGAAGAAAAATTGTCCATTATCGATGTAGGTAGACACTTTGCATCACCAGACAAGAAGATAGCTAAATAAAGCCTGATATGGATATAAAATGTCTTTAGATATTAGTGTGTTAGGTTGGCTGGGGTTGCTTATTGCAAGCCCTGCAATATTTATCAGCTCTCGGGTAGCAATTCGTTGTTTGCTCGATGTAGTTATTTCTGACACAAAAATTGCTATAACCTACACTGATGCGGACAAAAAAATCCATAAAACAAGCATTTATCTAGATAGTGATGATGAACTGCTAAAGCTAATTGACGGAATCGCAGAAAAAAATAAAAAAGTGAGGAAGGAGACAGCCTCACATGCCTGATGATAAGAAGGGAGGAGGTAAGGCTCTTGGTATTACTGGTGGTGGTGGTGCCGGTGTTTTTCTCCTAAAGTTTGCTGGTTTGATTAGTGATCCAACATTGCGAGATCTTTATATATCAGCGATTCCCATTGTTTCAGTATTGTTGAGTGAAGTCTTTACGTTGGCTTGGGTGATTTATGGTTTTGACCCTAAAGAACTTCGTGTTAAACGACGTCTTAAGAAGTTGAAGCGGCAAGCTGAAGCAGTTTTGAAATCAGACCCTCCTGTTTCACAGGATATAAAAGAAAAAGCTCAGGCGAGATATGATGTCATTTGCCAAATTGAAATGGGTATTCTGCCTTTTTCAGTTTTGGAAGCTCCATCTAGCCGGTCGGAGCCACAAGCTCAAGAGACTGAATAGGGACACTTGGTTGCCTTTTCTAAGCCCGCATTAATGCGGGTTTTTTTATGCCTGTAACTTTGTAGCTAGGAGCTTTCGGTACTTTGCTAGGCAAATTGAACATCGGTACGGGTCCTTTCAGATGCCTGAAAACAGCACGGGTGCGTATACCCGCAAAAAGTCGCTATTTATGAGCTTTTTTAAGAGGTTGGTTGTTGTTTAATTTTTTTTTACTATCTTTATGAAAAATAAGGAAAATCAGAGATAAATACAACAACCTGAGCCGTTTTTTTTGCTGTTTCAAAGAGTGAAATTCATTTAAAAACAATAGGTTATTGAGATTTGCTTGGTTGTTGTATTGCAGTTTGCAGGGCGTGAGGTTGATGTAAATGGCTGTTTTGCTTAATAAAAGTGATATGGCCGAATCAATAGGCATTTCTGTACAGGCGTTCGACAAGTGGGGTGTGGTTCCCACCGAGCGGCGAGGGCGAGAGGTTCTGTATGACGTTCGCTCGGTACTGGATGCGTGGCAGGCTCGGCAACAGAAAAAGCAACAGGCTGAACCGACGACGGACGACAATGCCGCCCAGAAATTACTGCTGGCTCGCATCGCATTAACTGAAGAACAAGCCAAAGGACAGCAGCTGAAAAATCAGGAGTCAGAAGGGCGTGTCGTCGATACCGACTTTTGTATTTTTGCTCTCAACCGCATCGCGATGGAGTTATCGAGTATTTTGGATTCGATCCCCTTGGCTGTTCAGCGGCAGTGCCCTGACATCTCACCACACCATGTGGACTTCCTAAAATTGCAGATTGCGAAAGGGGCAAACTGCTGCGCCAACGCCGGGGATAAGTTACCGGAGTGGCTGGATGAGTATCTCTCGATATCAGCTGAGTAATATGCAGGCCGCGGTGACCATTGGCCTGAAGCCGTTACAGCGCCCAATCCCCATGACGGCTGTCGAGTGGGCGGATACACACTATTACTTGCCTAAAGAATCCTCATATGGCGCGGGGAACTGGGAAACCTTACCGTTTCAAGTTGCCATCATGAATGCCATGGGCAACGACCGGATCCGCGAAGTCAATGTGGTCAAATCCGCGCGGGTTGGGTACTCCAAGATGCTGCTGGCGGTGTATGCCTATTTCATCGAGCACAAGCAGCGCAACACGCTGATCTGGTTGCCGACCGACAGTGATGCCGAAAACTTCATGAAAACCCACGTCGAACCGACTATCCGTGATGTACCGGTCTTACGGGCATTAGCGCCGTGGTTTGGCCGCAAACACCGTAACAATACGCTGACCATGAAACGCTTTGCCAATGGCTGTGGCTTTTGGTGCCTCGGGGGCAAGGCGGCCAAAAACTACCGTGAAAAATCGGTGGATGTGGCCGGCTACGATGAGTTGGCGGCATTCGATGCGGATATCGAGAAGGAAGGTTCACCCACCTTTCTGGGCGATAAGCGGATTGAAGGCTCGGTGTGGCCGAAGTCGATTCGTGGCTCCACGCCAAAATTACGCGGCACGTGCCAGATAGAGCGGGCGGCTAAAAATGCCGAGCTGATGATGCGCTTTCATGTCGCTTGCCCACACTGCGGACAGCCTCAGTATCTGAAGTTTGGCGATCGAGACACGCCCTTTGGGTTGAAGTGGGACAAGGGGCAACCAGAGACGGTGTTCTATCTTTGCGAGCATTCAGGCTGTGTGATTAAGCAACACGAGCTGGATTTCTCACAGGCACGCTATGTGTGCGAGCGTACGGGCACATGGACGCAAGATGGTCTGCAGTGGTTCTCCTCCAGCGGGCAGGCCATTACGCCGCCGGAGAGTGTGACCTTCCATATTTGGACGGCCTATAGCCCCTTTACGACGTGGGTGCAGATAGTCAAAGACTGGCTGAAAACCAAAGGCGATATCGGTCAGCAAAAGACCTTCGTCAATACGACGCTGGGCGAAACATGGGAGCCGGCCGTCGGTGAACGCCCTGAAGCGGAAGTGATTGAGGAGGGCAAAGAGCACTTTTCAGCGCAGGTTCCGGATGAGGTGGCGTATCTCACCGCCGGTATCGACTCTCAGCTGGACCGTTACGAGATGCGCGTGTGGGGATGGGGCCCCGGCGAGGAGTCTTGGCTAATTGATCGGGTGATCATCATGGGACGACATGATGAGGAAGAGACGCTGGTACGTGTGGATACCGCCATTAATGCCGTGTATCGCCGAGCCAATGGGGTTGAGATGTCGATATCCCGTATTTGCTGGGACATCGGGGGCATTGACCCGCAAATTGTCTACGGGCGTTCGCGCCTGCATGGCTTATTTCGTGTGATCCCCGTGAAAGGGGCATCAGTTTATGGCAAGCCGGTGGCCGACATGCCGCGCAAACGTAATAAGCACGGGGTGTATCTTACCGAAGTGGGCTCTGATACGGCCAAAGAGCAAATCTATCACCGTCTGACGCTCAAGCGGGCCGCGCCCGATGAACCGATGCCCGGGGCGGTGCATTTTCCCAATAATCCAGATGTGTTTGACCTGACGGAGGCGCAGCAATTGACGGCAGAGGAGGTGACTGAGAAGTGGGAAAACGGCAAACGTCGTTACTTGTGGGATAACAAAGGCCGCCGTAATGAGGCATTGGACTGTTTTGTGTATGCCTTGGCCGCATTACGGATCAGCGTGTCCCGCTGGCAAGTGAATCTGGAGGCATTACAAGCCAGTTTTCAACAAGAAAATCGTGAGCAGTCACGACGACAGAGTGAAGCAACGTTAGCGCAAATGGCAAAAATACTCGGAGGGTAAGGGTATGGCTACGCAGGCTGATTTACTGGCAGCCCGTAAAGCACTGCATGATTTGATGACCGGAAAGCGGGTGACCTCGGTGCAAAAAGAGGGGCGACGGGTTGAGTTTACGGCCGCCAATGTCAGTGAGTTGAAACGTTATATCGCGGAGTTAGAGGCGCAGTCGGGCATGAGCCGTCGTCGTCGTCCGGCAGGGTTTTATGTATGAGTTTGCAACTTCTAGCCCCCGATGGGGTGACGCCACTACGCCAATTTGCGGGGTTTTCGGGTGGTGGCAGCGGCTTTGGTGGTCAGCTTAAAGAGTGGAGCCCCGCACCAGAAAGTGCTGATGCCGCTTTATTACCGGTATTGGCGCGCGGGAATGCGCGAGCGGATGATTTGGTGCGTAACAATGGCTTTGCCGCCAATGTTATCCAGCTACATCAGGATCATATTGTGGGGTCGTTCTTTCGACTCAGTTATCGGCCTAACTGGCGTTATTTAGGCATTGGTGAAGCCGACGCGCGTGCGTTCGCGCGAGAGGTGGAAGATGCGTGGGCAGAGTATGCCGAGGATAACCACTGCTACATTGATGCCGAGCGCAAGCGAACCTTCACCATGATGATCCGTGAAGGGGTGGCGGTCCATGCCTTCAATGGCGAGATTTTTGTTCAGCCGTGCTGGGACAGTGATACGCACACCCTATTTCGCACGCGCTTCAAAATGGTCAGTCCTAAGCGGATTTGTAATCCGTTTGGTCGCTGTGATGAGACTGGGTTGCGTGCCGGCGTCGAGATAAACAGTGCCGGCGCGGCGTTGGCTTACCATGTAGCTGATGATGCGTATCCGGGCTGGACAGCCAGAAAATGGACGCGGATCCCCCGAGAAATGCCCAATGGGCGTCCGGCCATGATCCATGTTTTTGAGCCGCAAGAGGATGGGCAAACCCGCGGGGCTAACCGGTTTTATAGCGTCATGGAGCAAATGAAAATGCTCGATACGCTCCAGCAAACCCAGTTACAGAGCGCCATCGTCAAAGCCATGTATGCCGCCACGATTGAAAGTGAGTTGGATACGGAGGCGGCGATGGAGTTCATTTTAGGCGCGGGAGAGAGCAGTAAAGCCGGTGGTGTCACGCCCCCATTAGAAGGGATGTTGGCACAGATGGCCGCTTACTATCTCAATGCCCAAGTCAAATTGGGCGGAGCCAAGGTGCCGCATCTTTTCCCTGGTGACTCCCTCAACTTACAAACCGCCCAGAATGCGGATAACGGCTTCTCTGCGCTAGAACAATCGTTGCTCTGCTACATCGCGGCCGGCACGGGCGTGTCATATGAGCAGCTATCCCGTAATTACCAGCAGCTGAGTTACTCCACGGCGCGCGCCAGTGCGAATGAGTCGTGGCACTACTTTATGGGGCGACGCAAATTCATCGCCTCGCGTCAGGCGAGCCAGATGTTTTTGTGCTGGCTGGAGGAGGCGATAGTCCGCGGCGTGGTGAGATTACCGGCTAAGGCGCGATTTTCTTTCCAAGAAGCGCGCTGTTCATGGGCCAAATGTGAGTGGATTGGGGCCGGACGTTTAGCCATTGATGGATTAAAAGAGGTGCAAGAGGCGGTCATGCTGATTGAAGGCGGCTTGAGCACCTATGAAATCGAATGTGCCAAGCGTGGCTTGGATTATGAAGATGTCTTTGCCCAGCAAGTGCGCGAGACCCTCGAGCGAAAAAATAAAGGTCTCGCTCCACCGGCATGGGCGGCCACCGCCTTCCAAACACAATTGAAGAACACAACAAAGGAGGAGGACGATGCTGCGTAATCTTCCCCATATCGCGGGGTTGGCATTTAACCAGCCCTTACTACTTGAACCCGCCTATGCGCGGGTTTTCTTTTGCGCGTTAGCCGAGCAGATGGGGATTGCGGCCATCCGTGATGCCACCGGCGAATCGTTAGCGACCTCACAGGAGTTAGCGGCCTTTCAGGAGAACGCGGGACGCCGAGAGCCTCGTCCGTATTCCGTGGCGGAGCGGATTGCGGTGATCCCGATATCCGGCACCTTGGTAAGTAAGACGCACAGTGTGAAGCCCTATTCGGGGATGACGGGCTACAACGGGATTGTGGCGCGCTTGAATCAAGCCATGGCCGATCCCGACGTGGACGGGGTGCTGTTAGATATGGACACCCCTGGCGGGATGGTAGCCGGGGCGTTTGACTGTGCGGATGTCATTGCGCGGATGCGCGCGATAAAGCCGATCTGGTCCTTGGCCAATGACATGCACTGCAGTGCCGGCCAGTTGATAGCCAGTGCTGCCAGCCATCGCCTTATTACGCAAACGGCTCGAACCGGCTCCATTGGCGTGATGATGGCGCACAGTAACTATGCCGGCGCGATGGCCAAAGAGGGGGTCGAAATCACCTTGCTGTATAGCGGCCAGCACAAGGTGGAGGGTAACCCGTATAGCGCGTTGCCGGACAGCGTACGTGAGCAGTTTCAAGCGCAGATGGATATGACGCGGCAGCGATTTGCCGAGAAGGTTGCCTGTTATACCGGCTTGTCGGTTGACGATGTTCTCGCTACAGAAGCCGCCGTGTATGCCGGCGCTGAGGTGCTGGATATCGGGCTGGCAGACCAGCTAGTGATTAATTCAGATGCTATCGGCGTGATGCGCGAGGCATTAACCCATTCATCAAAAACCGTGATTACGGGAGGAGTCATGCACGGAAATCAGTCTGTAGATAGTTCGTCGGTAAAGACGGAGCAAGGGGCAGCGCTGACGACAGTGGCGCGGCAAGATGCCGCACAGGCAACAGAGACAAACGTTACAGAGGTATCTGCGGCTGTTGCTAATGCGGTTGCCGCAGAAAAAGACCGCATTATGGGGATCCTCGGTTGTGAAGAGGCGAAGGGGCGTGAAGCGATGGCGCAGGTATTGGCGAATACACCGGGTATGACGGTTGAGAACGCGCAACGCATTATGGCGGCCGCACCACTCAGTGCGCAAGCTCGCAGTGAGACAGCCTTAGATGACATGATGCGCGGCGCGCCGGCACCGGTCACGTCGGCCTCAGCGCCTGTCGGGGCTGACGATAACGACTTACTGGCGATCCCAGTGTAAGGAGGGGCGATGAGCGAAGAAGTACTGACCTATTTTCAGCCATTGGGCGATAGCGATCCGGTGTACACCGCCCGCGGCGCGGCCGACTTAAGCGCGGCGACACCCGCATTGACCCCGTTGATGTTAAACGAAACGGGAAAATTGGTGGCATGGGATGGGACTAAAGCGGGTACCGCAGTGGGGCTGCTCGCCTTAAGCGTCGCTGATTCTGCAACGCAGGTGACCTATTTCAAAAGTGGGTCGTGGCGTCTGGAGGATATTCAGTGGCCTCACGGTGTCTCGGATGAGCACCTTAAACGTAATGCCTTTGTCGGCACTGCGCTCAGCGTGGTGTGATTGTCTGTTCAATGATTGAAGGCCGCGGATGCGGCTTTTTTTATAGGTAACGCTATGTCGATGTATACGACTCGTAAGCTGCTGACTGCGACGCAGCAAAAATTTAAGTTTGATCAGCTGTTTTTGCGTCTGTTCTTCCGTGAGACCTATACCTTCGATACCGAGGAAGTGAATCTGGCCAAAATCCCGGGTGAAGTGGATATGGCGGTGTATGTCTCGCCAACGGTATCCGGCAAGGTATTGCGTACCCGTGGTGGTCTGCGCCAACAATTCAAACCCGGCTATGTGAAGCCGAAGCATGAAGTCACGCCGGGCATGGTGGTGACACAGTTGGCGGATGAAGACCCGCAGAACTTGAATGATCCGGCTTACCGCCGCAAGCGCCTGATTTTGCAAAACCTCAAAGATGAAGAGTTGGCCATTCAGCAAATTGAAGAGCGTCAGGCCGTCGATGCCGTGTTGCATGGCCGCTACATCATGGAGGGTGAGGATTTTGAGCCGGTCGAAGTGGATATGCAGCGCAGCGCCGGCAATAACATCACACAGGCGGGTGGCGCAGAATGGTCGAAAAAAGATAAAGCCACCTATGACCCCACCGAAGACATTGAAGCGTATGCCTTGCAGGCCAGTGGCGTGATCAACATCATCGTGTTTGACCCGAAAGGATGGGCGCTGTTCCGCTCCTTCAAGAAAGTGAATGAGAAGCTGGATACCCGCCGCGGCTCCAACTCGGTGTTGGAAACCGCGTTAAAAGATCTGGGCCAAGCCGTGTCGTACAAAGGGATGTTCGGTGATGTCGCGATTGTGGTGTACAGCGGCCAGCATATCGTGAAAGGGAAAAAGCAAAACTACTTGCCTGAACTGACGATGGTGCTGGGTAACACCCATGCGCGCGGCCTGCGTACCTATGGGGGTTGTCAGGATATCGAGATTATCCGAGAAGGGGTCGTGAAAGGGACGCGCTTCCCGAAAAACTGGATCCAAACCGGTGACCCAGCGCATGAGTACACCATGACCCAATCAGCACCGCTGATGATTTTGGCGGATGCCGACGAATTTGTATCCGTGAAATTGGCGTAATGCCCATGAGCATGCCCCTGAATGGGGCATGATTTTTGAGGAGCGAAGCATGTCTCAGAAAGATGAATTGATTACGCAATTGAATGCGCTCAGTGAGCAATTAGGGCGCAAGTTACCCGTGACGGGCTCGTTGGCTGATCTGCAGCAGCGTGTACGTGAAGCGCAGGAAGAATTGGCGGAAATGGCCAGCGTTCCCGAAGACTTCCAAGAGGCACCGAGTGAAGAGGTGATCTCACTTGATTCGCAGGCTGAGCGCGTTCATGTGACCGCATTAGTGACCTTACACACCGATGCGTTCAACGCCCAAGGTCAGCCGATGAGTCTGGTGTTAAAAGGGGAATCATGTTGGCTAGCGCCAGCGTGGGTGCCTGAGTTGAGTCAGCGTGGTCTGATTCAGGTGGTGTGATATGGCGTCTTTAGATGTGCTGTTTGATAGCGCTTTGCAGCGGGCTGATGAAGCCATCATGGAGCATATGGCGGCTGACTTTATTTTTGAGCTTTCGTCTGGTCAACAGCGGTCTATTCGCGCGATTTATGACTCACAACAATCGCTGGGAAAAGGGAGTGGCAGTAGCACCTCGCCACGTCCCTTTGCCGCCGTTTGTGAGCATGGGGCATTGTCTGTGCTGGGTGAGCGATTAGAGCGCGCACTGATGGGTGCCAAGGTTGAAACGCCACAAGGCATGCGGATGGTCGTCGATGTCATCTACCCCGATGCAATCAGTACCGTACTGGTGCTGGGCTTAGTGAGTGAACAGCGTTTACCTTCCGGAAATGGGGTGAGATTTACGCGATGAGCCTGCTGTACATGCATATTGATGACGATGTGCTGGAGCGGATGCTGTTGCAGTTCTCGGCCTTGAGCGATAAAGCCATTCGCATGGCATATCACCGCGCCATGAAGCGAACCGAAATCACTATCCGTAAACAGGCGTTAAACCTGATGCGTGATCGCCTTGGTCTGCGTCCCGTACAGCGAAGTTTGAAACGGCGTGTGCAAGCCTATTTAAAGCCCGGTCAGGATAGCGCTGAGCTCAAGTTTTGGTTTGGCTTGAATGACCTTGACCCCTTGCTGTTTAAAGGCGGCGTTCGCAAAGCGGCAGGCGGCCTGATGATTCGGGGGACTTATCACGAACAGGCTTTTGTGGCGGTCATTCGCGGACGGCGAGGGGTGTGGCGCCGTAAGGGTAAGCAGCGGACCCCGCTCGAGCGGATCCGTGTGCCGATTGACGATGAGATGATAGTGGCGTTGGAGGATGAGGTGTTTTTGAATTTACCGGATATCTTTTTGCGCCATTTCGAGACGGATTTACGGGGGCGCAGCAAGTTAGCGGCAGGAGGGGGACATGGCTGAAATGATTGAAAGCCCTAGCCAGTACTATGACCGCCTCGTGGCTGGGTTGACGACACGTTTGGTCGGGGATATTCCCGTGTTGGGCTATGAGGACTTTGGGTCAGTACCCTTAAACGGTCCGGCGGTCTTTATCCAATTCGAGGATGCACATCCCGGCACGCGCCGGCCAGATGGTCGCTATCAACACCAATTTCTCATCACCGCACATTGTGTCGTGCCGGCGTCAGTACCGCGCGCGGTGTTGGTGGCAATTGATTTGGCCTCAGAGCTTGAGCGCGTGATTGACTCGAACACGTTCGGTTTATCGGCCTCCTGCTGTGGCCAGCCGGATATTCAAGTTAACGGCGATACCGGCTTTATGCTGGGAGTGGATGGGGTAGAAAGTCGTGGCGTGCAATGGATCCAACCGTTGTACTTAGGCGCAGGGACGTTCGCCCCGTCGCCCATCCGTGATGGCGTGAGGTTTGCCGTAAATCCGGATAATCCGGATGACCCTAACGCGTATCGGCCGCTTCTGTGAGGTGACTATGCATGATGCGTTAGATCAGATTATCGCGATGCGCCTTGCACCCTTATTAGATCGGATTGCCTTGCTCGAGGCGCAGATTGAGTCTGGGCGGCGCCGCGCGAATAATGCGATTTTGCTCGGGCGTATTCAGTCAGTGTCGGGTCACCGTTGTACCGTGGTGGTCGGTAAAAATACGACGCCACCGATCAAATGGTTCTCCGCCGCGGCGGGGGATGTGGCGCATTACCGCCAGCCCTCCGTGGGTGAAACCACGCTACTGCTCAACTACGGTGCTGGTGATAACTTACAAGGCTGCATTGCCTTAGTCGGTATTGATTCTGACGACTTCCCGTTTCCCACCGATAACCCCGATTGGGTGTATACCCAGATAGCGCAGAGTTACCTGTATTGGGATAAAGCGGTCGGGAAATTGGTTATCCATGCCCCAGGCGGGGTGGAGTTTGTCGATACGCCCTATGTGCGCAATGTGCATGGTGAGCTGGGCGATCAGGTTCGCAACCTGTCAGACGATCGCGCTATCTATAATTCACACCGCCATCCACACGGCGAGCCGATGGTGGGGGCGGTCAGTCACACGCAATGAGGGAAATATGTTCGGGATGGACGCGCGCACAGGGCGCACTCTCCGCGGTTTCGAACAACTGGCCAGCCGCTTACAGCAACTCTTTACTACCCGTCAGGGGAGTCGGTACCGCCGACGCGCCTTTGGCTGCCATGTTCCTGATTATCTGGGGCGGAATGTGTCGCCAGATGTCGCCTTACTCATCAAGGCTGACATGTTTGATGCCATGGCGGATCCCGCAAATGGCATAACGGATTTCAGTCCTAAGCGAATCGAACTTAAACCCGCCGACGCGGGTTTTTTTGTGTCGATTTTTGGCCATTACGAGGGGGAGTATGTGGAGGTGAAGGTACATGTTTAATCCGGCGATAGACCGGATCCCCGTCCCGCAGGCGTTGCAATATGAACCCTTTTCTCAGAAGTATCCGCGCTTAAAACAGGCCTTCTTGCAATGTCTCGCGGCGATCCTCCCCGAGGATGTCACTGCCGTCGAACAGACATTAGAAAACGATGCAGAAATCCTGACGATTTTGCTGCAGTACCTGACGGAAGTGATGGTCTTTGAAGATCGTAAGCGCAACAAGCAGTTTGAAAGTTTGCTGATGCTGTTTGCCAAAGGGGATTCACTGGATGCGCGGGCGGCGGATTTTGGGGTTTTCCGACAAACGTTAAAAAAGGGCAACCCGAATGCCTATCCACCGCAGCCTGACGAGATGGAAAGCGATCGGGACTTGCTGATCCGCGCCTTGCTGGCCCCGTTTGGATTTGGCACCACGGGCAGCCGAACGGCTTACCGGTTTCATGCCATGACATTGGGTGAACGGCCGACTATTTCGGTCGAGAAGCCACAAGCCAATGAAGTGGTCTTGCGCTACCGTTTTGCTGACGAAAGCCCGGTGGGCAAAGTGCTGGATGCGCAGGCGCGTTGTGAAGCGCCGGGCACCGGTAACGTCTCCCTCTACATTTTGTCGCGCGAGACGGCCGAGGGGATCCCTTCGGAGGCGCTGCTCAAGGAGGTCGCGACCTACCTGTCTCGGGATGACATTGAGCTGGAGACCGATGTCCTGTCGGTCAAAGCGCCGACGATCACACACTATAAAATCCACGCCAAACTGTATGGTCGGCCCACACCAGATGGACTGATTGATATCGAGCCGGTGACCGCGGCCTTGCAGGAATACGCGCAAGCCACGCACCGCCTGAACGGACGGGTAGATCTGTCGATGTTGTATTTCACCTTGCAGCAGGCGCAGCGGGTGGTGCGTGTTGAATTGAGTGAGCCGGCGGCCAGTATTGTGTGTGACTACAAAACGGCGCCGTATTGTACCGGCATCGAGTTGGAGGTGGCGTATGAGTGATTCGCTCCCGGATAACCGTACCCCCTTGCAGTCTGCGTTGTTACGGCTGATAGAGGCCGAACTTCACCAACAAGAGGCGCGTTCACCGACCGCTGGGCTCTTTGATGCCATGCGTACACCGGCCCAGTTTTTACCGGCGCTCGCCATTGAGCGTGGGGTGTCGGACTGGTTTCCTGAAGACTCACTACAAGCACGGCGTAATGTCACCGCCAATGGTTTGGTTATTCAGTCTAAAAGCTGCTCGCGCTATGGGCTGATGTTTGCCTTAAGTGCCCTGGGTGTTGAGGCGGAGATTACCAAAACCGGCCGGCCTTACGAGTTGAAGCTTGTGGCCAATTTACCCGATGCCCAACTGGATGAGGCCACGTCACGGCGGATTATTGCACGTATTAATACCTACAAGGCCGAGCGAGATATCGTGGCTTTGGAGTTGGTTAGAGCGGCAGATGTTGCATTGTATACGGCGATTTATGCCGAGTCCGGTGTGGTGAGTGATTGTGAGCCGTGGGCTCCGGCACTGCGTTCGGATGATTATGGGGTATACCACGCAGTGGTGGGTGAGGTTTATATCATTTCAGATTCTGAGGCGGCTATTCGATGAGTAAAGATTATCGCGGCTACCTGACTCAGGCGGGTCTGAACTACGAAAGTACAGCACACGCTTTGGGTAAGGTCGTCAACATTGCCAAAATCGGGATTGGTAATGGCGTCCTACCGGATGACCAATCGCCGATGGGATTGACGGCCATGGTCAATAAAATTGCCGAGTTTCCGGCCAAAGTTTATCAGGATGAAAAGAACCCCGGTGTCTTTGTGGCGGAGTGCGCCATACCGGCCGAACATGCCATTAATGGTACGGGGTATTACATCAATGAGATGTCAGCCATCTTGGATAACGGCATTTTGTACGCCTATCGACGGGTGTCAGGGGACTTCAAACCGCTGATCACCTCGGGGGAAGCCAAAAGCTATTTGTACCGGCTACGCTTTATTCCCCAGAATGCTGGCGTGGTGAATGTCACTATCGACCCGTCTGTGGTGTGGCCGACGTTGGCGGATTTGAAGCGTGAAATTCAACGCCATGAAGAAAGCCGCAACCACCCTGATGCGTCATTGACGGAGAAGGGCTTTGTGCAGCTGAGTAGCGCGACCGATAGTACGTCCGAGACGCTAGCGGCAACGCCGAAAGCGGTGAAGACCGTTCACGACTTAGCGGCAGGCAAATACACCGCTGAGGATGCGACGACCGCTAAGCGTGGTTTGGTTCAATTGTCGAATGCAACGAATAGCGCTAGTGAGTCGACTGCAGCAACCTCAAAAGCTGTAAAGACAGCGTATGATTTGGCCGCTGGAAAATACACAGCAGAGAATGCGACTACCAGTAAGCGTGGTTTGGTTCAGCTGAGTAGTGCGACAGATAGTACGTCAGAGACGCTAGCCGCAACACCGAAGGCGGTGAAGACTGTTCATGATTTGGCGGCAAGCAAAGCGCCAGTGAATAGCCCGGCGTTAACGGGACACCCTACAGCGCCTACTCCCGTAGATTCAGCTGTGGGACAGGAGATTGCTACGGCAGCTTTTGTGGTCGCGAAAATTGCCAAGTTGGTGAATTCATCGCCTGCCGCCTTGGACACGCTACAAGAATTGGCAGCGGCTCTCGGCAATGATCCGAATTTTTCGGCCACCGTGATGAATCTCATTGGGCAGAAATTAAGTAAAGACCAGAATGGTGCAGACATCCCTGACAAACAACGTTTTATCGATAACCTTGGTTTACGAGATGCAGTAAATAAGGCCAACGCTGCGTTACAAAAAAATCAAAATGGTGCGGATATTCCTAATAAACCCCTTTTTATCGACAATCTTGGATTACGAGATACGGTGAATAAAGCCAATGCGGTTTATTCGCATACGCATACCGCGGCTCAGGGGAATCACGATGTTATTTCGGGTGCATGGAATGCTGTGGGCGCTACAGTCTTTGCCCGTGTTGGATCAAGGCGAGGTGAGTCTTTTGCGCCTGGAGTGCGCGTTGATGGAGTTAGATTATATCCAGCTAACGCGGGGCAGGCGCAATGGGGATCTCTGCCGGGAACATGGCAGTGCCAAGGATGCATCCCATCACAAGCAGATCATAGCACTAGTGATGTGTGTACAGTGTGGATTCGAGTGGCATAAGGAGACGTTTGTGGAGATTGAAATCTTATCGGCACATTCCCCTGTTTGGGCTGATAGTGAAAAGACCGCTGTTTCATTGATGGCTCGTTTTAGTCACTTATCGGATAGTGAAGTCCCTTTTACTGCATCCTCTGATGATCCCGCTGAACATGGTCGAGAATTGTATGTGCGTGCTGTGTTCGGTGATTTTGGTGCGATCGGGGAGTTTGTTGCTGAGCCGGTGTGTGAGGCTGATTTATTGGCTGAGTTAGATGGTCGATTGAAGCAGGCCGCGCTTACTATGGCACCTTTAGAGGATGCAGAGAAGCTAGGAGTGATAAATGAGTCAGAGCGGACTTTATTAGTCGCTTGGCGACAATATCGCGTAGCTTTACATCGTTTACCGGACAGTGATTCTTGGCCTGAGCAAGTGACTTGGCCGTTGCCGCCAGTAACCTCATGAGCTTAGTGGTGCCGATCAACATAAACCCGCCTTGGTGCGGGTTTTTTTATGGGATTTTTATGACGAAAAAACGCTATATCGCGCGGATTGGCTTTGAGCTTCCCAACCAACCGCGCTGGGTAGAGCAGGGGCAATCCTGCGAACTGACCGATTTGGAGGCCGAGCACTTGCTCCGTATCGGCTATATCAAGGCGCTCACCAGCAAAGAGAAACCGCGTCGTCGCGAGGAGGTAGTTCATGCCTGAAATTACCAGCTTTGTACACAATGGTATTTCCATTTTGAGCCAGCCGGCACCGCAGCCCATGGGACCGCTAGGCGGTGTGGTATTGGGGCTCGTGGGGACCGCGCCAGATGCCGATCCACAAATCCCGCGCAGTAAAGCGTGGCGCATTAATACACCCGTACAAGCCGCCATGCTGGATAAAACCGGTAATGAACGCGGGACACTGTGGCGTGCGGTCACCGAAATCCAAAAGGTGGCCAATGTCCCCATTTACGTGGTGATTGAGCGTGAAGAGACCGATTTGGAGCCGGCGGCCAAGGATTACACCATGACGGTCGTGTCAGCCTCTCAGGCGGAGGGCGGTCCGATTCAGGTGATTGTTGATAGCTCAACGTTATTGGAATCGGTCAGCGGGAGCGCAGTTAACAGTTGGACCGCCGTGGTAGGAGAAAAGAGCGCGGCGGTGCAGATTTACACGGTGGGTGAGGTTAACACCTTAACGTTGAGTCAAAACGGCACCTTGCGCGTTGCCGACCTGACCCAAGGCACACAAATCACGGTGAAAGGTAAAGATCTGACGCCCGCCGGAACTGTAGCCAACATCATTGGCAAGGTTGATCCGGACACCGGTCGTCGAACCGGTATTCAAGCCTTGATTAGCACGGATGAGTCGCTGACCCATATCGCGGCACCGGGTTTTAACCATAAAGCGGTGTGTGATGCCTTGGCGCAAATGGCACTGCGTATTTCCGCGCAGCCGGTGCTGGATGGGCCATCGACCAACGATCAAGATGCGATTAATTTCAGTAAATCGCTGGGTACGGTCGGCACGGGTTATGACTTGGCCACACTGGTCGATCCGTTTGTCAAAGTCTGGTCAGCCAAGGCCAAAGGCTATGTCTACATGTCTGGCGTCCCGCATTTGTTGGGGGCGGCGGCACGGGTTAACCCGTGGGAAGTGCCGGGCAAAGGGCGGATGAACGTCAATATTGACGATACGCAGCGCACCATTGATTACAACGTCATGGATAAGGCCAGCGGTGGCAATCTGTTGAACCACTATGGCATCACCTACTTTGCTCACACCAGTGTGGGTGGGTTCTCGGTCATCGGTAACCGCACGTTATCCGGCCGTTTCATCAATAAAGTCGGCTTAGAACAAGCCATCATCCGCAAACTGATTAAAACCGCTGATCGCAAGATGGGGGAAAACCTGACCGCTGAGTTTATGCAGCAGCAATGCGACAGTCTCAATGCGTGGTTAGCGCAGGAAGCGGCGGCCGGTGCGCTGATTGCCGCACAGGTCTATTTGCACCCGACGCTGAACTCGCCGGAGGCGTATCTGAACGGCGAGTGGCACATCGTGATTGCTTACGGTGGGTACAGTCCGAATGAGCACATGGTATTCCACCTGCGTGAAGATGTGGGGATCGTGAAATCATTTTTGGAGGAGACGCTGTAATGGCCGGCGCACAAGCAAAACTGGGTATGCGGGTATTGCTCAACGGTATTCCCTTCATGCTGGAGTTTGAGGATTACACCTCGGCGTACCCCAAAAAAGTGATGGAAGGCACGCGTGGCGGCTCCTTTGTGGCCGGTGAGCACTGGGTCGGTATTGAGGCGATGAAAGGGGCGCTGACCTTAAAAGGCGCGACCCCCGCGATGCTATCCCAATATGGCTTAACGGCTGGGGCGCTGATCCCCGTGACCATTTTTGAGACCTTCCGTGATGAAGATGGCGCGGTGATCCAAGCACAGGAGATTTGGCAAATGGCAGAAATCACCGCCATTGAGCAGAGCAATACCCAGATGGGACAGCTACGCCAGCATGTGATCAATTTCTCCATCAAATCGGCGCGTCGTTTGGAGAACGGAAAGACCGTATTCCACGTCGATCGCAACGCCAACATTGTGGACTTGGGGCTGGGTAACGTCCTCGCCTCGGTGGTCTAACCGCACTCTCTTTCTCCTTAGTTTTCCCTGATGACGGATCCCTGCATGAGCAGGGATTTTTTTTATCTGGAGGTTTTATGTCTGTCACTGCCTATAGCAAAACCCACACGCTGCGCTGGCCGATTGTCGATGACAAAGGACAGCCGCTGACCGCCTTGAACATTCATACCTTGTCATTACGGACGGTGCGCGAGTTGCGTGCTGAATATGGTTTGGTGGACGGGGCATCAGATGGGGCCAGTGATGCGGTACTGATGAAGTTTGAAAAGGCGCTTTTGTTGCGCTCGACCGGTCTGTCTGACAGTGAATACCTGCGACTGTGCGTACCGGATTACAACAGCATTCTGCGCCACGTACGCGCGATGGTGAACGGCAAGGCCGAGCCGTTTCTGGCTGAGCAAGCCATGGCGCAAGGGAAAAAGGTTGCCGAAGTCGATCCTGATGCGCCCGTGTTATTGGTGCCTGTCGAGGACAAGTTCAAAGGGCGCGTGAGCCAAATTGCCATTCAACCGCCGACCGTGCATTTGCAGCAGGAGGCGCGTAAGCATACCGATCCGTTCCAGCAAACCCTCGTCATTGTCTCCACCTGTACCGAGTTGGATTTTGATGCGCTGCTCGATATGCACATGCCGGATTGGAACACGCTAACCGAGAGGGTGACTGATTTTTTGTCCGAAACGGCGGACTTCTTTCCGACATCGACTGCCAACGACTGACAGACACCATTCCTTTAGTTTACTCCGCCACTGAGCGTGAAATCCTTGGATGGCGGATCCCCACGGCGTTGCGCCGGTACTCACTGGCGCTGGCGAGATTAAAGGTATCCGAATGACGGGTAAAAAATATTCGGTCACGCTGGAAGCGAAAGATGCGCTGTCCCGAGTATTTGACAGTGCGGGGAAAGCAGCTGAGCGATACAAAACGGCCATCGGCCAGACCCGTGAGCAGGTGCAAGCGCTCGAGCGCTCACAAAAGCTGCTGGGTGAATATCAAGGATTGCAGCGTTCACTGGCAGAGAGCACGACTCGCTTGGCTGAGGCGCGACGCGCTGCCGATACACAGGGGGCCAGTTTGCGGATCGCCGCGGCAGAGCAGCGTCGCTATGCCAAGGAGATGAATCAGGCTCAGGCGGTGATTGATGCCTTGAACCGTGAACTGCAGCAAAACGGCACACTGACAGCGGCGCAAAGCCGCGCCATGGCGCAGGCGCAGCAGAAGATAGCCAGTCTGACACCGGCTCATCAGAAAGCGGCGGAGGCTGCCGCCAAGCATCAACGCGAAACCCATAAACTGAGTGGTGAAGCCGCACGGCTGGAGAAGTCCATGGATGGACAACGGCAGCGGTTAGCCCGCTTGGGCGGTGCGCTTAAACTTTCAGGCTCTGATGCAAACCGGTTAGCGGCCTATCAAGATCGCCTACAACGGGCGACAGACAAGGCGAATCACGCGCTGCAACGACAAGAGCAACGGCTAAAAACGCTCAATGCGGCCAACGACAAGATGCAGAAGAATGCCGAACGGCGTGGGGCGTTGAGTGGTGACATTATGGCCACCGTGGCCGCTGGCGCACCGTTGGTCGCGTTAGCGAAAAAGTCGATTGATTATGAGGCCAGCTTTGCCGGCGTCAAAAAGGTCGTCGATTTTAAGGATAAAGCCGACGAAGACGCCACCCGTCGCCGCATGATGAAACTGGCCTCGGAGCTGGGGATCTCCCAAACGGGGATGACGGACATTGTGGCGGCGGCCGGTGAAGCCGGGATCGGTAAAAAGGCGGATGGTAAGACCGACAGTAATGAACTGCTGGAGTTTGCCGCATCGGCCGCAAAAATGGGCGTGGCCTATGATGTTTCCTCAGGAGAAGCGGGGGAGATTTTAGCCACGTGGCGCAGCGCGATGGGCTTAACCCAAGACCAAGCCATGCAGCTGGCCGACTACACCAATCAGATCAGTAATGAGATGAAGGCGCGTGCCAAGGATGTGTCTGCGGTGATGAATCGCCAAGGTGCGACGGCCATGGGCGCGGGCTTTACCGATAAGCAATCCGCCGGTCTTGCTGCTGCCATGTTGGCCGGTGGGGCAACCGAAGAAACCGCCGCGACAGCGCTGAAAAATATCTCAGGGGCACTCACCAAAGGCTTTTCTGCCACCAAAAGTCAGCGCGAGGCCTTAGCCATGATCGGGTTTAATCCCGAACAGTTGGCGAAAGACATGCAGAAGGATGCGGCCGGCACCTTGTTTAAGGTGCTCGAGAAACTGAAAAAGGCCAAGCCTGAAGATCAAGGTGCCATCATCAGCCAGATTTTCGGTGAGGAGGTCAAAGGGGCAGTGGCCAAGTTGGCCACCAATACCACCTTGCTGAAAAAAGCCCTCGATATGGCCGCGGATAGCAGCGCTTATCTCGGCTCGATGCAAAAAGAGTATGACGCGAGGGCACAAACTCGGGCACACCGTATCGCACAGGTGAGCGCCAAGATTGAGCGCATCTCCATCGCGCTGGGCGATATGTTGCTGCCGGTGGTCGATGACTTGCTAGAGCCGGTGGCTAAATTAGCGGATGCCGGCGCCGAGCTGATGGAAACCTCCGAGTCGGCAAGAACGACCGTGAGCTGGTTATTGAAAGCTGGCGCCGCACTGGTTGGGTTGAAAGTGGGGATCGTGGTTCTAAAAGGGCTAGGCTCGCTGGTCTCCGACATCATCCAAGTAGGACGTATCGGTAAAGCTAAGTTAGGTGATATGACGAGCCGCACCGCTCGCTCATCTGAACGCGCGGCGCGCGGGCTGGAGGCCGTGAATCGTCAGCTAGACCGGATGGGAAAATCCCACGGGGCTTCGCCATTGGAGTCAATAGACGGCATCCACCCTCGCACTAAAAGGCGCAGAAAGAAACGGGGCGTGGGTAAAGGGCTCAGCTTACTGGGATTAGGCGCGGGTATTGCGAGCTTTTCCGCATCGGCAGATGCCGCAGATATGCTCTCAACCGGAGCAGACTTGGCCGATGGGGCTCGCGAGGTACTGGATGCCGGTGGGCCACTTATGCAGCGGATCGGAAAGTTCTTTAAACCCCTGCATTACCTATTATCAGGTTCATCGCTGGCTAGCACGGTTATGACCGGTGATCGTAAGCAGATAGGGAGTGTTGCTGGAGACCTTGCGGGAAGCGCCGCCGGTGGTTGGGCGGGCGCATCGGTTGGCGCGGCATTGGGCACATTAATTTTGCCGGGTGTGGGTACAGCTGTTGGTGGTGCTTTGGGGGGGATTGGTGGCTCGTTATTGGGGGGCGATTTGGGTAGCAATATCGGTGAGAGGTTGGCGGATAGTGTTGCTGAGACTTACCAAAAAGTTGCTGAGAGTGACATCTTAACCTCGCTTTCTAAGCGAATCGCGAGTTGGTTTGGCGGGGAGAGTCAGAATAAAACTGATGCAGCGTTTAAGGGTGACCCCACTAACACTATCGTCAGCAAAAACCAGCGAGAGGCCAGAATCGATAACAAGTTTGAGATTAAATTTGATATCAAGGCATCAGGGGATCCGGAGCAAGATAACGCGCTGGCGCAGAAAATTCAGGCCCAACTTTCCAACCTTATCCCTTCATTACTCAGCAACTCATTATCACTAGATACACGGTTAGATGCTTCACTAGCCGGTTTAGGGAGTGATTGATGGCGCAATATGTGTTTGGCGATTTCTTATTTAGCGAGCGGGATGATAGCCCGCTTTACTCACTCAGCCGCAGTGCTGACGGTGGTTGGATAGAAGTGGAATTACTTAACCGGTTACCGATGCAGCAACAAACAGGGCGGAAGCTGGACCAAATTACCTTACGGGGGCTTTGGTTTGGTTCGAAGGGGCAGCAGAGCTACGATAAGTTATTGGCCATCCGCGAGGAAGGTAAACCGCGCACGTTAGTCCGTAGCGATGGCACCAACTTGGGACGCTTTACGCTGGTTAGCATTGATTTTCAGGGCGATAGAATGGTGCATAACGGCATTTGCATGGTGCAAGAAATCGCTCTCACCTTGAAAGAGTTCAGTGACCCGAACATCAAAAAACAGGAGCGCAATAATGCAAGTCATCAGAACGCAAGCGGGTGATACGTTACCGGATTTGATGTGGCGTTATCTGGGTCGTGATGACGATGAAACCGAAGCCTTGCTTTACCAGTTAAATCCCGCGTTATATCGGTTGCCGCGGGTTTTACCAGCCGGTGTCGTATTACAGATGCAAGCACCCGTGATTCAACGCGTCAGCAAACAGGTGGGAGTATGGAGTTAAACGTTGGGATCACCCCGGTTCATTACTGTGCAGGAAAGGGGGCTGACATCATTAATTCGCGATTAGAGTCTTTTGAGCGTATTGATGCTAGCGGTGTGCAGTCCGATCAGCTGACGCTTGAAGTGAATGTCGAGGGATTGGATAGCATCCCACAGGAAGGCGCCGTACTGACATGGTATGAAGGGTACAAAGAAACCGAAGTGCTCGAAATCGGAACATTCAAAATAACGCGCATCACACCACGGCTTTTCCCGCGCCGTATCACCATCGTGGCTACCGCTGCACTGTTTGATAAAGACGATTCGACCGGCTTTAAAGAGCGTCGCTCCCGCAGCTGGGATGGCAAAACTCTAGGGGAAGTGTTTAGGGAAGTGGTTGAAGCGCATCACCTGACACCTCGAGTCGATCCGGAATTAGACGCGCTCCCGTTGGGGCATACCGATCAGACCGATGAAACTGACGCCGCATTTTTAACCCGGATTGCAGAGCAATATGATGCGGTGGCCAAGCCGATGGATGGCATGTATGTATTGGCGTTGAGAGGGCGAACTCACACCATCACGGGTAAAGCGATGCCCACCGTAGAGGTCACAGTGCCGCCGGACAATCGCCCCGGCTGTAGAGCTTTTATTAATTGCCAGCTAGATACGCCATCACGAAAAAATGCAGGAGGGGTGATAGCGCAATGGGTTGATGAGAACGGCAATCTTCACGAGATTAAAAGTGGCAATCCACCCTATAAGCGAATGCCAGAGCCCTTTGTGAATAAAGCGCATGCTGAGCAAGCCCTAAAAGGGAAGGTGAGAAAAACTAAGCGTGAAGCATCCCGATTAACGTTGGATATTCCTGGTGACCCTCGAGTGTGCGCTGAGCTTCCCGTTGTGCTGGATAAGACATTTCCCAATGGTATGGCGGGGACTCGGAGTATCGATAGGGTGGCAGTAAGAGCAACCCGCTCGGGCGGATATCGAATGCAGATAGTGGCGACAAACCTACAATGA